GCCAAATCTCTCTCATCATATTTTATACACTCGATGTAGGGTGTGTTGAGGAGCTACAGTTAATGTGCATGCACTATTAACTTTATCGCTGTCCCGCTCGGCTTTGACGGTCTATATGTGATCCCAGTAAAAACTGGGCGAACAGAATAACCGTCGCTGCTCGGCAGTGACACTAGCTTAGTTGCCTTATTATAATGGTAAGGTTTTTCTAAGTTTACTTTTGCTCTAGGTTTTATGAAATGGAGTAAAGGTTCTCGTCGGTTTGCCAAGTAATACCAGGCATCCCTTTCGAGTTTTCCATTACGGTTAAGCTTCTTGGTTACCTCAACAACGGCTAAACGCATATCGTCACCCACATAATTTGTGTGTGATTCACTGTGCAAAGCTTTGTTATTGGTGATGAACCAACCGTCATGTTCCACAGGGGGCCCAACGAGTAAACGTTGGACCCACTTTGGTACAGAACTAAACAAGGATTCCCATATAGTTATATATGTGAATTTTTCTTGTCTTTGTTCCGACGCTTGAAAGCATCTATACACACTGTTACAAATTTTAATAATAGTGTGAAGATTTGACTTTTCGTCATCAATGGTTTCCTTAATAAAGAAGTTACGTACTGGTACACCGTCGAAAAAATCTGCGCCGCAAGACTCTCTAAAAGGTCCTGATAGAAAACTCTTATCAGTATTAATAGAAAATCCGAAAGTAGTTAATAATTTAATCAACTCCGGAGCGCATTCTTTTTCAACAATCATGTCATCGCCATACACTGCCCAATTCACATCGGTCAGAGGTATGTCACGCATACGATACACAGCCCTAACGGCTGCTGTGAAGATCAAGGTTTCCAATTCAAAAGTGTAACCGTTTCCCATTGAGGAAAACTTCTCATTTTTCATTGAAACGCCAGGATACTCACTGTATGCAACACGTAGATCCTTAATATATGCCAGAAATTCCGGCACATGTTCAAGCAAGTAACAAACTAACTCGTAAGAAATTAAATCTGAAGCAGAGGTTAAATCAATAGTCACAAGACTATCATATTTTGACCCGAGCTCAGCTAAATCCCTATTACGTTGTTGGTTCGTTAGATCTAGTTTCCATTTCGATTTAAACTGGGTCTTCATCCATCCTCCAACACCTAGTTGGAACCATAGGTTAAGAGAAGGTTGAATCCCAATTGGCCTACGTATTTTATACGTTTTCTCGACGGTGGCAAACCGTTCAGCAGGGACCACCACAATTTGTGGTAAATATCCTTCGAGGCCACAGTAAACAGAACTGTAGCGGGCTTCAGCAACACATGGTGTTGCCGATAACTCCTTGATTTTCTCGTGTAGAGGTCTACCCGTAGTAGCGGTAGTACCTTTTCCATGATGGCAGAACCTTAATGTCTTAATTGCACTAAAATCAGATAGTAAATAACTGATTTCTTCGCGCATAAGATGTATAAGCTCTGCTTGACCACGCCCTAGAGCCTCAGTGTCATAAGAATGTAACCTGGAAAATACTTGGTTAGTCTTATAGTTCTGGGCTTCGCATTGTGCAGAAAGTTTCAATGTTTTCTGTACAAGTTCGGCTTGATCAACACTTTTAAATGTTGATTTTCGCCAAGCGTCAAAGGGTTGCGAACTGGCTATATAATCAGTCGCGGTGTCAAGGAAGTTTGGAGCTGGGATTTCGGTGTCAGGAGATATATTCATACCTGTACCAAAACCAGCCTCAATAGCTTTTGCTAACATCTTCTTGATTGGGAATTTAAGTGTATCATATTCCTTCAGAAGACGGTTTTCGGAGGGCTCATATGTGGGGGAAAAACTGTGAAGTATTTCTTCGCAAATAGAGGCATGACCAGATTTCAACGCTCGCCGGAGTTTCCGCGCGTGCGCTTTGGGCATACCTTGCGTCCACATTGATAATGTGTTATTACTCATTATAAATGCCTTATTATATAAACTAACTGTTAGAAGATAATATCATTATCTACTATTTGACCGTGGATTAACGAATCTTTTAGCGCACTTAAATGCGTTTCAACGATATCGGCCCACGCCGTGTCACTTGTCCAATTTGGACGGGTAACTTTGGTTGTCAAGCCAGCAAGTTTAGCATAAGGTAGACCCTCAGCATCCACTCCAGGAGCTCTAGTACTAAGTGTATCATTTGTAACCGTTTCAGGAGCATAATTTGCTGCCCGTACGCGGTTAAGAGACACAGTTTGGGTTTCCATTAGGCTTGCGCCTTCTGGTACAAATTCCCATTTAGTATAAGATTTTTCACGAGCTGCGATTGCAAACTCATTTCCGGATGGGTTAGATACTGTTGGAAGCGTTAAGCTTACGACTGTCGACATATTGTAGACTCCTTGGGGGTTGACCCCATTTTGTTTATTGATGTGTATCCACATCGGGATTAAGGTTAAGAAAGCATAAATTAGACAAAGTATAAACGATATCAAATTCGAGCGTTTCTAAGTTTTGTACCAGAAACAACGTTCGTGAAGATGCTATAAGCATCTATCATTTGGTTGAGTCCAATACGGCGTTTATAGTGCTGTGAGAGTAATTCTAGAGACCAAGTAGGTGACGGAAGCGATTTTACACGCGTTCGCTGCCACTTTATAAAGGACATCTGATAGTCTTTATCAGTTGAAGTAGAAGTACTCTTAAAACCTATTCCATTAATATTAACCGTAGGAGAAAAATCCCCAAGGTGTATGACGTTCTGGTAACACGATTTATTGATCTTGCACATATCGACCCACTCAACAGAGTTGAGTTTGGTCAAAGTGTTCAAAGTATCAGAAAAAGGTATAAACCAATCGGCCATCCAGGACAAAGGCGTTAATTCTAACGCGACTAACGGTAAGTTATCAAGTTGAAACGTATTTTTAATTTCGTCAAACTTGGAACCTACACGGAAGACACCTGTATATTTAGTAAGATAGGCAACACCAACTTTGGTGCGCTCGATTTCGCGCTTCGATGTCCATTGTAAATTATTCTTACCATCGTCAGTCAAGAGATGGAAGGTATGAGATACATTGGTCACCGGAACTACCGGTAAAGGTACACTAAATGGTTTCATATAGTGTGCGTAAGCTGAAGCCGAAACAAGGTCTTCATCGCGAGTCATCAATTGCGCAAGCGCTTTTGAATGATCTTCGATGTCCCTCACAAACGGAGTCCAGCCATAACGATACGCCATCCACTTCGACGTAGCAGTACGGTTAACATCCTTAAAAATCAGCCAAGCTTTTAATTTAATGCTTTTTTGTTCTTTAAGAGATGTACCCTTGGGAAACCGAAGGGTCCTGTACATACGATTGAAACGTTTCCACGACTTCTTTCCGATTAAAAACCGAAAAGCTTTCGTGAATGTTTTCAGAGTTTCTCTAACGAGACCAACTGTTTTTCCAGCTTCAGCTATCGTAACCCATGTCATCGCATTTTCTCTAACTTTATTAGAAAATTTGCTCAAAGCATAGAATTCCGATACCTCGTGG